TTCTAATTGACCTGCTGTTGTTGCTAATGTTATCTGTTGCTGGCTTGACATAGATTCAAATCCTGCAAATTGTTGTTTAAATTGCGAAAATTGTTTTGCTGCATCAGTAACCGAAATCCCATAAAGCCCATTAGATCTACGCAAACTCATTATTGAGTCTTCATATTTTCTTACATTTCCTGCTTCTCTTTCGAAATCAGCATATGCTTTGTCTTGTTCTTTTGCTAATTCTATTGTATTTTGTACTATTTTATCTACTGCGGCAGAAAGAACATTTGCTACGGTAATTGTTTGTTTTAAATTATCTAAAACGCTACTAAATACTGTTGTTAAACTACCGCCATTAAATGCCAGTTGTGTCATTTGACCAAGAAAGGTATTTGCTTTACCTGTAATCCCAGTTAAACTTTGTACTTGGTTTGTTAAAGATTTTGATATATCTAATTCTAAATTTGCTAATTTTTGATTATTTTTTAATTGTTCAAATTTATTTTTAATGTGTTCTTTTTGCGTATCGTTTAGTTCGTCATTTACTAAAAGTTTCTCACTGTCAATTCTTAGCTGTTCTAATGCTATATCCGCCAATTCTTTTGCTTTTTCTGCGGCATTAGTATTGGCTTCTGCCTCTTCTTTACGTATGTTAAGTCTATCTTGCGCTCTTTTTAAAGATTGTATTTCATATTGCTGTTCTCTTTCGCGGGCTTGTTGAGCTTCTTGTTCTGCCTTTTGTTTAGCTGTGGCTGCTGCTATAATTTGAGCAGCTTCTTCTGCGCTTTTTGGCCCACTTGGTTCATTTGCCATTTAATATATTTCCTAAATTAAGATATACGTTAATAAATAGTAAATAATAAAAAAAGAGGGTTTTACCCTCCTTTTTGTTATTTCTTTTTTAAAGCATCTTGTTCCATTTTTAACTGTTCAGATAGCTTTAATAAGAACCATGTTCTAATTTTTATAGGCAAATTATAAGCTTCTTGAAAACTCCAATTGCCATGATATTTCATATAAAAAAAGTTATTATAACTATTTTCTATATATTTATCGTCCAGACCAAAAAAAGTCCACAGTGAAGGGCACCTCCATTTCAGTTTCCACTTCACAAGAACGGCACACAAATTTTTGTGTTGAATCTAAATTGGGAACATTTTCTAAAAATATTTTTCTAAGAAACTTAGCATCACCAGCTGGACATACATCTACAAACTTATTAATTATTTCTCTGTCCTTTACTCCATTAACACTGACTACAAATACTCGTAATTGATCGGTCATAAACGCATCTTCTAATTTGGCATTCTTTCTTTCTTCTGCCATTCTAGAAATGAGTTTTTCATCAGATCCATTTAATAATCTAACTTCAATTTCTAGTTTACTAATTGGAAGTTGTACTTTAAATGTTCCTGTTTCTATTAATTGTTTTTCTATTTCTTCTTTTGGAAAATTATGTTTTATTTCTTCTAAATCGAAAGAATGTCTAACATTTGCGGCACATGCAGGACATTGAACTTTTGTTTCATATTCTGAACCATATCCTGTCACGCGTGCCCCAACAACAAGTGCGTTTTTGTCTCCTATTAATAGATCGTCTAATTTAATAGATTTATCAACAAGAACACTTTCTAACATTCTGTCAATAGCAATACCTTTTTTTAGTAAACTTTTGCTTGTAAGAATATCTTCTTCTTTGGCAGTCATGAATTTAATTTCAACAGTTTCTTTGTTGTGTAAAGGATGATTTTTTGAATAAAACTTTCCTTTTGATGGTAAATCAACAAAATGTGTTGGATTTAAAAACGATAATAAATCTAATTTTTTATCTTCTTTTTGTTCAGTAGAAACAGAAGCAGGCTGATCAACTGCCAGCCTCTGTTCGTTATTTCTCTCAGACATTAACGACCTCTTTCTTTCTTATCACTTAAATCTTGTATTCAGATCAGTATCTACTATATTTCTAACTAGATCGCTAACAACTCTTGTATTTGTTGCTGGACTTAGTGTTTCTAGTGTTGCCCAATCATAACGAATTGATACTTCAATTTCGGTTAATTCTTCTTTTGAATAATCCATATCACCGAATTTTACACCTTCAATGAAAGCATTGTTAAGTGTCCAAGTTTCAACAGCAACACCGCCATTTTGACCTTGTAAACCGTGTGATTCGTTTAATTGTTTGATAACAACAGTTCCAAGGGCTCCTACTGCGGCGCCTTTTGACATAGTGGTTACATGTGAAGAGAATTTTGGAACAACATAACCCGATGCTTGTATTATGGCTGATAAATTTTGGCTTGCGTCTGGACTAACAGGATCGACTAGTTTAATTGTAATTGGGTTTGGATCCCAAGTAACAAGACCTGGATAATGAAATTTGTGACCAAGATACATATGTTCTTTGGCGCTTATTTTTAAACCTGGCTTGCTAACTGATTTTACATAATAAGTAGCGCCGGCCGGCATGTTTCCAAGAGTAACGAGGAATCGATATCCACGTTTTGGTTCTAATGTAGCATCTGTCCAAAATTTATCTGCCATTTTAAAAAGTCTCCTAATATTATATAGTCTATATTTTAATTATCAATCTTCGAATGAAGCACCGGTTCTTGTTATGATGAAGTCGATTGCGATGAATTCAATTGAACGAGCTGGCTTAACGAAGATCTTGGCATATAGAATATTTCTATCAACTAGATCCGGAGTTGTGGTTGTTTCATCAAGTAGAACCTTATAATCTGTTAGACCAAATCTACTTTGAACGCCGGCAAGGAATGGAGTAACTTCACCCTTGAATCTATCCCAAGTAACTTTAACGTTTTGATCAAATAGTATACGAGTTGAGATACGTGAGATTTCCTTTTTGAGATAAATCATCAAGCGACGTACATTGATACGATCAAGAGCAGAAGGAGTTACTTGTAGTGTCTTTTGACCAAAGATAACAATTCCTTCATTTGGGAAGCTTGCGATTGGATTAACGTTGTTTTCATATAATTTATCACGTTGTTTTGATGTTAGTTTTTCACGAACATCAAGAACTGATAGACCAGAAGAACCATCTGTTAATCCACCACGGTTGAAGCCGGCTGGTGCGAACCACAATTCACTATTTTCTTGTGAACTACCCATTGTGCCAAATGCAACAACTGATGGAGGCATCCATAATGGAAGACCTGATGCGTCGTCTAAAACTTTAACCCATGGATAATAAGCACAAGCATAACTTGAATTTAGATTACGATCTTTCAAGTAGCTAACTGTTTGATCTACACTTCCACGTCTATCTACTTCTGATGCATCGCTTTCATGTGATGGTACATAACCTTTTTCTAAATCAATTATAGCAAGAGCATCAGCACGATTTTCAGCAGTATCTACTACATGTTTTGTTATGCTTGGATTTGTAATACCTGGCACAACAATCATGTTGCAATCTAGCACATCAGGATCTCTAACAGTATCAACTGCCTTTTTGAGTGAGTAGAAAGCGGCACTGTTAGATTCTCTTGTTGTAGAAGTGAATTGAGAATTTCTATATGGATCTTTTTCTCTTATGTTTTCACCATTAGTGCCACCAAATAGTGGCAGTGTAAATCTGTCTACACCAAATGTTAGCACTGATTTGTAACCTTCATTTTCACCAGTTCCACTGGCAGAAACGGCTGTTATTGAAGTGCCACTGGCTCTTGAACCTGACTGCCAGAATGTATTTGTTGTTGAACTGGGTACAGCAACAACGTCATCTAGTGAGAATATAAATGAAGCCTTTGTTCCAGCAGTGCTGCTAGCTTCAAATGAACTAACGCTATCTGGTTTTGGACGAGTTAAATCTAGTATATCTTCATTTAATCTTGTTGAACCAACTTTGTTAAATATTGGTCCATAATAAGCGTTTAAGGGATTTAATACACCAGCATCGGACGAGCTAACCAACATTTTCATTGTTGGAAATTTAATCAAATATGATGTTGCAGCTGCGCCATCCATAGAGATACAACCAGAGCCAGATGCAGGGTGGGCAAAAGGCATACTTCCACTACCTCTCATCATATCCGTAGCAGCAAAAGCCGAACCACTATTAACTACTACATCGTTAAATACCGGTGGACCATAGAAGCCGAATGGCAAGCTTTCTTGTGAAATCGCACCTTCGTTGATTAAATCATTCAATTCAATGCGAATATATGCTGATTTATTTGAGAAGTTACCATATTTGATATAACGTTTATTATTGTTATCCCAAGTCAAATATTCATCACCAATTTTATTGGCTATGAAATCAGCTGAATTTGGATCTAATGTACAATTAGTAAAGCTTTCTAAGACTATTGGATTAGCATCAGTATCTCTTATGTCTCTAACTTGTACAGTAAATGAACCATATTTATAAAAATTATTTGTAGATGGCTTAATATCTGAAACTGAAATTTTTATATTTTTCTGTTCCCATTCACCGCCGGCAGTTTCTGCGACAACAAATCTAAATAATTTACTCATATTCGCTGGTGAATATGAGCCTGTGGTGGCATTCAAATCCTGTGATATAATCCAACCTGTTTTGGCAGATTCACTTGTTTTACCGGTAAAATCATTTAATTGAATACTTGGTTTTTGTACAGGAGCTATAAAGCCATAAAACTGATTTGTTGTACCATTTTCACCAAGAGTATCTTTTAGAAAGGTTTCAAATGTTTCACCAAGCCAATAGGTTTTTCTGGCTGCACTATTTGTAATGCTAGCATTTGTCAATGTTGGGTTAGTGTTAAATACTTTACGAATATACTTTGAAGAACCTTCATTAAAATTAAAAGTTGTATCAACTTGTTTAGCACCAGAACTATTTAAAATTTCTACTCTAAATTCATATCCGGAACCAGCATTTTTAATAAATACTCCTGCACCAGTTGTAGTTATTTCACTGCTACCCGATGCTGGTAGTCCTATTAGTCTCATTGCTCCTTCATTTAAATACCATACAGCAGCAAGAGAACCGGTAGTGACTGTTGCACTACCAGATACTATAAATAAACCATAAGCACCACCATTGTCGGCAGAAGAACTTGTAAATAAAGTCTTATCAGTATTCCAACCACCAAGTTCGGTTGGTGTGGTTCCAGTAGCATCTGGACTTTTATCAGTACCAAGACGGACGAAAGTTAATGGACCAGAATTCTTTAAGAAAGCTTTTGCAGCATAAGCAGCATATATTGGAGCGGACGGTTCACCACTTCTCCATAAATCATCACCACCACCACGTGTTGGTTCGCCAAATTTATCAACAAATTCTAGATAACTGCTAACACGGGTTGGAACCATTAAAGGACCACGCTGTGCTCTACCAATTACAACAGGACCGGTTTGTGTTGGTGCTGCTGGTAATTGTGATTTATCGATTTCACTAATGTATACACCTGGTGAAACGAAACGAAATTTCTTGCTTGTGGTCATTCTTTAAGTCTCCTCTAAAAACTTACAATTTCTTATGTAAATAGTGTTATTTTTATTCAATAACCTAAATTGTTCTTTTGTTTTTTATTTCTTCATCGATATCGCCAACTATAACTCTTTCTTTTGGTATTTTAACTTCAACATATGTCTCTCTAACAACTATTTTTGGTTTATTTTGATTATCACCTTGACCAATTAAATATCCCAATGTTTCAACTGTTATTTTTGTTACAAAAATTCTTTCGTCTTCACCAAGATCTCGTGTTTTGTTTTCTTGTGATATGTCGCCTTTTATAAAACTCTCATATTTATGACCATTATTTTCTATCCAAACTCTATTAACACCACCAGGTATTGTTAAGAATGGCTGAACTAAATCATTCATTTGTTGTTGATATTGTGTTCTGATTTCAATAACATAAGTTATGCTAACATAAACTGGTAAAGGTATAGAAACTGTTTCATAAACAACTTTATTATTTAGATTTGGGTAATTTGGTTGACCGAATTTTCTTTGGTTTGTAGCTTTGGCAAAATTGTTACTTTTATCTTGCACTATTCTACTTCCTATTTCTAATGAACCACCCTTTACATCATTAAATTCTGGTAAAGCAGACCAAACAACGCCTTTTTTATTAAAATCTTTATTCATACCTGTTCTTTCAACAGTTATAACTGGCAATATAAAGGTTCCATTTATATCTCTTAAATTAGAATTGCTTTTTCCTTGATACGCTCTTTCTCCGAGAACCCAAATAACAGGAGTTTTTTTCCAACCATTGTTTGTATTTGTAAACAAGTTTAATTCTTCATTGACCCATTTATATATTGCTAAATCAATATTTTCTATTGTTGAAGGTTCTATTGGAAATTCTTTATAACTCATATTTTGTTCCTGTTATGGTAATGTGAACAATGGACTTTCTATCCAAGATCCACCTTCATTAAAATAAAATTTGTCAATTTGATCGAAATTACCATATATTTCGTCTTCATCTATTTCTAACAAATAAACAATACAACCTCTATAATCTTGCGCATTATTTACATAATCTAAAAATTGTGCTCTATTTGAGCTAGTTCTTTTACCTGAAATTATTTGTATTTTTCCGCCACATGGACTTTCTGGCACAGAAACATTTTGGACTATATCTTGTATTGTTGTTAGTTCTGATGTTCTTACTTTTTCTCTTATTTGTAA